GTGATCTCTTCGAAACACTCAGGATTCGCGAGGATCGTATCCTCCGGCATCTTGAGCGTCGCCGTATGATTAGGCCCGACTTCTATTTCACAGTCGTACCAGGTGCCGAAATACTCGGTCTTGCTCGCCAGGCTCACCTTTAGCTCTTTCGCTTTAAGAAGTTCGCAGAACTTCTCGGTAACCCGATATTTCTTCCTTTTCATGCCGCTTCCTTCCTTTTCAGTTCATCGAGGGTGAGCACTCGGCCGTCCTGGACGAAACGGTCGATTCCGCCTCCCTCCTTGAACATCTGATAGCGTTTTTTCCCGAGCACATCCTTCTGCACACTTGCCGGCTGCTTTTTCAGCCATGCGCCATAGGTGGTCTTCTCCGCCACCTGGCCGTTCATGCTCGCCCGAGTACCCTCCGAGGCCTCGTCGAGGTCTATCCCAAGTTCTTTCCAGGAGCGTACCACCGGGACCGTCGTCGATCGGCATCCCCAGTGTTGCGGGGGGCGAGGGCCTTCGCCCACTTGGTAGACTTTCCCGTCCAGATTGGCGCAGATCAGCGTGGTGCGGTTGTCGAGGGTGGCGACGTACTGCACGCCTTTCACCAGGTCACCGTTATTCCTATAAAGCTCCTCCCGTGCAACACTGGCGGTGTTGTTGATCGCCGTGCGCACCAGGGCGCCCGCCTCTTTACGGGTTGCTTCTATGATACCGTCAGCGTACCCCTGAGAGCGTCTGCCGCGGATCCGCCGGACGATCTGATCTATGCTCTCGCCCTCAGCCCATCCCTGGCGCAGTGCGCCCTGGATGAGCTCAAGGCGGCGCTGTTCGTAGCGCTGGATATGCTGCTCAAAGAGCTTCCCCTCGAACGGCCGTGCCATGACCGCAGCGAAAATCTGATCCGGCGCCGGCTGGGTGATGTTCCAGCGAATCGGAAGTGCCTGCTGGATCCGCTTCGACTGGAACTCGGACTCGTACTGGCCGAACTCGCCGATCTGATCGCGCAAGCCGATCTTGAGCTCTGCAACCGCCTCGGCGTTGATCTGCCGGATGTCCTGCAGCAGCCGCTCAAGTCGTGCCTTGGTAAAGGACTCCTCTCCGGCGCGGGAGGCGATCCGGGCCACCAGGTCTTTGTCCACCTTCTCCATGAGCTCGATGACATCCTTCAGGACTTGCGTCTTATACCGCTCGAGGTAGACCGAGTGGCTAATCCCGTATTCCTGGAGGAGCTCATTCACCGTTGCCAATGGCGCCTCCTGTCATCATCGAAAAGCTCGGAGGACTCTGGCTGATCTCGTCCTGGATCTCCTCCTCGGTGCGGCCGTCACGCACGAGCTCGCCTTGCTTCAACGCATGGAGGAAGTCGCTGTACGCAATCCCGCCGGACTGCCAGGTCTTCATGAGCGCCAGAAGCGTCTGAGCGTCCATCGACGTGGGCATGAAGTCACTGTTGAGTTCGACCGAAACCTCTCCGGAGGCGCCAGCCCAGTCTCGCAGCAGCTCAAGCACGCGGGTGAGGGACTTCGAGACAGCCCGGGCGACACTCGCAAGGGTGGCGCTCTCGCCGGCACGGTGGATCTGCGCCGTCTCCGCCGCCTCCACCATGCGTTTATCCTGGGCGAGGATCCGGGCCCCGAGGACTGCCATCATCTCCTCTTTTTGCTTGGCCGCGTTCTCGAGGGCCTCGAGGCCGCCTCCGGTGAACTCGAGGAACTTCGCCTCGGAGTTCTCATCCATGTGAATCCCGCTCTCGGAGCCCAGCTGTACCTCGGCCACTTCATCGCCGTCTTCGGTTATGAATGTGCCGAGGAACACCGGGGTGGGGGAGCCGCACCAGTGGCGCCCGTTCTCGAGGTCCGCCATGGTCCGGTAGTGTGAGAGATTCACTGAGACGAGGTCCTCGATCGGGGACTTCTGCACCTCGGTCGAGCCCTCCCGGGGGCCGAGGAACTCAAAGGGAATCTCGTTAAGAACACTCCCTTGCTGGGTCGGGAAGATATCTCCCTGAGAGACCCAGTTGCCTTCAGTGTCTTCCCGAAACACTCGCTGCCGGTAGCCTTCGGAGGTGAGATCGAGCACGCGGTATTGCTCGGCTGGCTCCCTCTGGAACTCATCATCGCCGGCTACAATATAGGTTTCCTTGAGCACCACCTTGGTGAGTGTGGTGCGGTTTCCCACACGTCCGGTCTCCCAGTTGGTGATCTGTTCAGCCTCGTAAAAGGTGGCATAGGGGCGGTCGCCCCGCTGCTCAATCTCGGCAACGGTGAGCTCGCGCCCTTCCTCTTCCACCGCCGGGTAGTCCACCAGGATGCCCCCGCGGGCTACGGTAATCACTTCCTCGACCGCCTTCTCGGCGAGCTCGCGGAAGCTGAGTCCCGAGAGCGTCACATCATCAAGGAGCTGCGATATCGGCTCGGCATCGATCGCCGGATCTTTACGGAAAACCAGTCCGGTGAGCCCGTCCACGGTTCGCCCGGTGGCATTGTAGTACAGCGCTCGCTTGCGATAGGCGTTGTACTCTTGATCCGTCATTTTCAGGGAGAGCTTCGGTAAATAGGAATCGCCGGCAGCCTTCACTGCATCTTCGCCGGCTGCAGCGTCCCGGAAGCGTCTCCATTTCTTCGCATTCTCTGCGTACTTGCTGTGCACAGTCGTTACCGGCATTACCCCATCCTCACTTTCACCCGTCGGGCGATGCGCTTCGCGGCGGTCAGCCGGTATCCGGCCTCATCGTAGACGTGATCCTCGGCCTCGGTATCCACATCCTCCGGATCCCGCTCACTTCGTGGCAGAACCGGGACGGTGCGGATGAACCCGTCTGTGCAGGTGGAGAAGATATACAGCCCGGGCTCCTCCGGTCGCTCCGCCAGCGCCGCTCGCAGCCGCCTGCGGAGTGCCTGCAGCCTCGCTCGGCGGGAGCCGGGCGATTTGTCAGCGGTCGTGAAGATATCCTGGCCGCCTTTGCGCCCCCAGAATCCGGCGTTAATGCCAGCGGCGATTGAATCTTTGCCCGGATCAGCGTCGAAGATGGAGCTGTCGGCGGGGCCTGGATGGATCAGGCTGATCCCGTGGTAGGCTTTGAGCGACTCCTCCCGCTTGCGGATTCCCTGGCCGATCTTATCGTCGGTCATGCGCAGCCCCTCGTTCGGGTTGCCGTTCCAGCCATACCACTCGGCGATGCGGATAAGCGTCCCCCGTGGGAAGTGGCGCCGTCCGCCTCCGGGGAGCTCCGCCGGGGTGCCGTCACTCTCGGCCCACCAGCCCACGGAGAAGGGGCGGGAGGAGCCCCAGTCGAAGCTGCGGTCTACGTACCAGCTCGAAGGGACCGGGAAGGGCTCGATGACGTGCACTTCGCGATCCCATACGTCGTCAACGGCGCCGCCGGCTACGATGTCCCAGTCGCCGGAGAGCATCGCCCGCACGAGCGCCGGATCATGGAGCCCGTGAAGCCGGTCGGCGTAGTCCGGGTCCGTCTCGGCCATCGTTGGGTTGTCCGGAAGGAACGCTGGAATGAACTGCCGGTACATCCCGCCATCCTCCCGCGGAGCCTTCTTAATCTCGTAGGGCGGAGCAAAGTCTACGAATGAGTTCTTCACCCAGTTATGACCGATGCCTCCGGGGTTCGTACTGGCGACGATCTTCGGGAACAGGCCCCGATACTTCTCCGGAACCTTGAACCCGCCGAGTCGTACTCGGGAGCGAAGAAAACGGTACATCTCTGCTGGCCACTGCGTCAGCTCGTCGATCAGCAGCAGATGGATCTCCGCGCCCTGGTAGTTGTACACATCCTTCGCGTGCTGAGCGTGGCGAAGGTGGATCGTGCTTCCATTGGCGAACAGGATATTGTTATCACCGTAGTTGATCCGCACGATGCGTGCATCAGTCCACGGCGCCAGCAGAGCGGGGAAGCCGGTAGGCCCGGTCATGTGGTTGTCGTAGAGGTCGGTGTACTTTCTGCGGAACAGGTAGGACTGCAGTCCGGGGATCTCCACGCTCCAGGCGATAGAAGCAACACGCTGAAAGTGACTCTTGCCGGGGCCGGCGGCACCACCGAAAAGAATCTCGGTCGCCTCACTGTCGAAGGCAAGACCCTGCTTGTAATGCAGCTGACCGAGGTCAAGACTCCCCATCGCCACCTCGCTGAATAGTGAGCTTGAGCTCGTTGCCTTCCTGGCCGCCGATGTTGACGTTGACCGTCTGTTTGTAGAGGCCCTCAAGCTCGGCAATTTTGGTTCTGACCTCCCGAAGCTCGCGGGAAAGCGAGGTGAGAGCGAACGACTGCATTGGTGCCCTTCTGCCGTCGTCCTTCCGAGCATCGCGCTTTTGCAGACGCAACTCCTGCTCCAACCAACGTTCATGTTCACGCCACTCTGCAATGTGCTGACGGAGTTTTTCTCCGTCTGGCTGGAATAGGCCCTGTTTTCTTCCCCAGGCAATAGCCCGATCAACAGTGCGGCGCTCAACGTCAAAATGAGCACCAACTTTTTCATTGGACGTGTCAGGATTGTTGATTTTATATGTGCAGATTTCGACGTATCGTCGCTTGGATGGGGACAGCACACGTCAACCCCCTGCTTCTGCGACGCGCTGCGTCTGTGTGTTGGAAAAAAAAGACCCTCTCATCTATTGAGAGGGTATGTCAGTGTCTACGTAGAAAATAGGCAAGATTCTACATTATTATCGATGGAATAGAATGTAGCGTATCCCACCTTCCGTAAGCCCATGCTCCCGAGCCAGGCTGCGGTACACCGAAGTCATGTCCATGGTGTGTGATGTATCGAGTATCCGCTCGAACTTCTGGCGTATCTCTTTATTTCTTGACTCACTCGCCGGAGCTTTCGGGATATACACTCGCTGACCGCCGAAGTGATCACACATGCTCACGATCTCTTTCCATTCCAACCGCCGATGCAGCCACTCTATCAATTCGTACGCCTCGTATTCCTGTATAGCGGTTCCCTCTCCCATTGCGCCTCCTAACCCATAGGACCAACAAATAGTTCTTTCTGCTGGTCTATCAATGCCAGCTGTAGTTCACTCTTGATGAAGTCCAGCCGTCGCCGGTCTTCCTCGCTGAAATCCTCGTACAATGAACCAATCGGCTCGTAGTTGCCATTGTTCAATGTCATGTTCGGATCCCAGATTCGGTCAATGAAGTGCTCTGCAATGCGCCTCGTGCTCCAGTTTCCCGGTAATGCCGGACTTTCTACGACGCACCCGAGCTGTAGGAGCCAGTGACTTATACCGTTTCGCTGGTATATCAACAGCTCCGGCTTCTCCGGGCTCTCCTGACTGCGAATCGCGTAGAGCTCGGTGATTGTTTCGCTCACTCCGGCCTCCTATTGATGATCTCTTCAATTTCTTTTCGGTCGACGTGCTTTGGTAGCCAGAGAGCGCCCTCATACACGCAATCCTCGTTCGCCCCGCCGTACTCGATGCGGTAGAAGCGATAATTTTCTAAACCTTTCGGCGGATATAAAACCATCATCTCTGTGAGTTGGTGTTCACCCTTTTCTTCTTTCGTCGGGCTGTTCATTGTGGCCTCCTGTTTTGCCAGGTATTAGTAGCTCAATGTCAAAGTTGTTATATAATCTATAAGCTAATTGCTCTCGCTCTTTTTCTGTCGGCTCATATTCGATCAATTTAATTGAGTTATCTGTTTCCCCAGCTCTTATCACCAATTTCATTCTCCCCTCCAATCCTCCGTACTATCATTCCCCTCCACGGAAGTATTATCGCTTGTCCACGTCCTGTACTGCACCGGCTCTTCTACGGAGTGATAGCACTCGATACAACACCATAACCACCCATTAAACCACATAGCTGCCTCTCGTATCATTGTCCCGCCGCACCTCGGGCAGGATCGTATAGGATTAAGTACCATGATAATCCTCCGGTGGCTTACCGGCAGACGTGGCGATTATTATTGTTCCTTCTTGTGTTTCTTTTATATTACCCCATGGCTCCATAAAAAAGAAAGTTTCACTCCCTTGCTTAATTATTTGCCAACACGGCGTATCGTCGGTCAATATTCCACCGGCTTCTTCCCACTGCTCGGGGGTGTAGTAGATAGGAATGCGGCCCGGTATTGGAGAGTCGGCACATTCTCGACACGGAATTGTAAGATCATACTCAGCTCCATCAAGAGCACTACCGGCACCACTTTTTATCCTCTTCGTAT